TAGCCATGGTAGAGAATAAGATATTCATTGGTAATGGCAATATTATCAGCCTTATCCTACAGGATGAACTATTACACAAAGGATGGACTGCTTGGTTAATTAATCAGGTAGTTAAAGAGGATGTAAGATTTGCTAATGCCAAAGCAGAATGTGAGCAAGAAGTTTACGGTATGTATATGGATGTTATTCGTGAAGAAAAGGCCTGGGCTGATTATTTGTTCAAGCGCGGTCCAGTTATCGGTCTAAACGCCAATATTTTAAAGGATTTTGTTGATTATACAGCTAATGCAGCACTAAAAGAAATTGGAATAAAGTATCAGGCAAATGCTCCTCGTAGCACACCTATTCCATGGTTTAATAAACACAGTGATACAAGCAAAAAACAAACTGCACTACAAGAAAATGAATCGACTAATTATGTTATCGGAGTAATGAGCGATAGCATAGACTACGAAGAACTACCCGCACTTTAAGGACACAGAATGGCAAAAATACATGAAGAAATAATCGTGATTAAATTGAGTAAATTACACAAAGAAAATCAATTAGTTGATGAATTAGCGGGAGGAGATACACTCGCTAATTTAGAAGTTGTTGTTCAAGAATTAGTAGGATCAGATATTATCGTTGAAGTGGAGAAAGCAGAATGAAAGCTATCGTATGGAGTAAGTATCACTGCCCTTACTGCGACAAGGCAAAAACCCTTTTAAAAATAAAAGGAATAGAATTTGAAGAACGCAAAATTGGGGATGGATATACCAAAGAAGAATTGCTTGAAGCAGTTCCAAATGCAAGAACCGTCCCACAGATTTTTATAGATAATATTCTGATTGGTGGTTACACGGAACTAGAAAAATTTTTAAAAGAGGCAGCATAATGTTATTAGAAAAAACTAAATTCAAAGAAGGCGATATTATAAGCATGAAGTTGATCAGTGGGGAAGAAGTTATCGCTAAATACGTTAGCGAAGATATGACGGATCTTGTTGTTCACAATCCGATTATGTTGGCAATGACTCCGAAAGGACCTGCTATGACACCTATGATGGTTACTTTAGATACTGATAAAGATTATAGTTTAAGTAAGTCATCTATAATTCTTAAAGGTCTTACTGTAAAAGAAATTGCAGATCAGTTTACATTTCAAACTACTGGCATACAACCTGTAAGTGCAGGAAGTATTATACGTTAATGGCAGTAGTAATAGATGGTTACACTTTATTACAAGTAGCTCCACCTCCTAATACAGATTTTCCATTTATTTTTCCATTTAAAAATGGAGCAGAATGGCGTGCGCCTGTTACATTTACTCCTACTACAAATTCTAAACCAGGAGATAGTATTAGCTATAGTTACGAATATAGAAACACTTTTAATTGGGCTGGTTCTGGAGGAAGTGTAGAGATTTATGCTAATTTTAGTTTTACAGTAGGAGCATCCATAGTAAAACCACCACACATCCCTAACCCAGCACATTCTTTACCCCAAACAATAGCTACATATGACGGTGAAGGAAATTATGCAGGACAGGCACCAAATCCAGCTTATGACCCTATACCTTATCTATGGTATAATGATGAGGAAGATGAAGTAATTGTAGAGGTTCAATGCACAGATATCAGTATGCCAAGGCGCCCTAGATTTTTAGATCATGTAACACTTACAATTGGAGCCACAAGTTGTGTTGCTAGCGGTTATTATGATATGATACCAACAGGCACAATGAAGTACGTTGATCATTTATCAAGCGCTACAACCGCTGACTCTGCTCCTCATACAAATCCTAGAATATTAACAGAATATGATATTACTGAATGTCCAACAAGACCTGAATCTGAAATTTATTATTGGACAAATGATTTAACATATACTATTACTTATAGCTATGAATTATTGACTAATAAAGGAACTAAGCGAACCTATACTACCACACAAACTTTATTTCAAGATTGGACTCGAATTAGAGATTGGGTAACGCAACATCATCTTAATCCGGTAGCATTTGTTGCCGCCCCATCTGCGTATAGTATTAGTGAAATAATAGGTGATAGTGGTAAAAATACTACTACATGGTAAACAATGGCTAACAGTAAAAATGTTACAAGATTAGGCGATGTTTGCACAGGACATGCCTGTTTTCCTCCTAGACCAAATAGTCAAGGAAGTCCTAATGTTTTTGCTAATAATTTAAGTGTTCATAGACGCACCGATCATTGGATTGTGCATTGTTGTGGACCATCCTGCCACTCTAGCAATCTAGCTAAAGGAAGCGGAACTGTATTTGCAAATTATCTAGATGTTTGTAGAGTAGGGGATCCTGTAGCCTGCGGCTCTGCTAGTGCTCAAGGTAGTCCTAATGTATATGCGGGAGATTGAATGAAATCAAAAATTGTGACATATGACAGTGATTTTTATCATAATGGACACAGTGATCAAAGAGACAGATTACTTATCGAACTTTATGGGGAAAAATGGTTGAAGGAACAAAAGTCTTTAGGCTATTATGGAGGAGACTGGCCTGACAGTATCATAGGCACTAAAAAAGATTTATATGAACCATTAGATCATGCCTTTACAGAGATAGTAAAATTAAAATCTATAGATGAATTACCAAACAAATTGACATAAATTTTTTTCTGTAGTATGCTCGTCACAACTAATTATTATACAAGGAGATAATTATGTCAGCAAATAGATTTCAAGATTTCGCAAAGTTAGTAGAAGCAATGGAAGGTGATTTCGAAAAGTTTTACGATAAGGAAGTAGGTGCCGCAGGCACTAGAGTTAGAAAACACTTACAGGAATTATCTAAGCTATGTAAAGAAGTCCGTAACGATGTTACTGCTGTTAAAAATGCTCGTAAAGAGGCCAAGTAAGTCAACCAAAATGGTAATAAATACGTTATATACTTATAGGAGTATATTATGAAAAAATTATTAGCATTTTTGTTATTTACTGCAAGTTCAGCTGCCTTAGCTGGTCCGCACCACCATGGACATAGGCACTATGGACATAGGCATTGGCATAGTCCGCCAGCCCATCATTGGGTAGTTCCTGCTTTAATTGGAGGCGCTGTAGTATATGCTGCTACTCGTCCAGATCCAGTGATCGTTCAGCAACCTACAGTAGTATTACAACCTAACCAAGTTGTAATTGATGGTGTTATCTATACAAAACAAATAATGTTTATTAACGGTGTTACACAAGAAGTATTAGTGAGGCAATAATGTACAAATATCAACTTTGGGTGCGTATTAATGATTATCAAACTGCTAACACTATCGTGTGGGCCGAAAACGATTATGCAGCAAAGATGTTAGGCGAAGCGCAATATGGTGCAGGTAATGTTTTAAACTATACAAGGATAGATGAATAATGGCTTACTCGGCACAGGTAATTGATCATTACGAAAACCCACGTAATGTGGGTAGTTTTGAAAAAGGTGATAATACTGTAGGAACAGGTATGGTTGGAGCTCCTGCCTGCGGTGATGTTATGAAACTACAGATCAAAGTAGATGAACAAACTGGAGTAATTACAGATGCTAAATTCAAAACTTATGGTTGTGGATCGGCTATTGCTAGTAGCAGTCTTGTTACTGAATGGGTTAAAGGAAAAACTTTGGATCAAGCTGGCACTATTAAGAACACAGCGATCGCACAAGAGTTGGCATTACCTCCAGTCAAAATCCATTGCTCTATCTTGGCTGAAGATGCGATAAAAGCAGCAATAGCAGATTATAAACAAAAACATGATATCACTAACTGAACGAGCTGCGGAAAAGGTAAAATATAATTTAGAAAAACGAGGCCGTGGTATCGGAATTAAAGTAGGTGTGAAAACTACAGGTTGTAGTGGACTGGCTTATGTGCTGGAATATGTAGACAATCCTGCTGTAACTCGTGACCAATTTGTCTATGACAATCACGGTGTAAAAGTTTATGTAGATGGCCGCAGTCTAGTTTACCTAAATGGCCTAGAAATGGATTGGGTAAAACAAGGCCTTAATGAAGGTTTCGAATTTACCAACCCAAATGAGAAAAACAAATGTGGCTGTGGTGAAAGCTTTAATGTATAAGGCTTGGAGCAGAACAGACACACAAGATTGGATAAACCAAGTAACTAACCGCATCGAGGATATCGATTACTATTTAGGCAGAACAGTAGAATACTGTGAAGATAACGGTATTTGGGATGATATTAAAGTCTTTTCAATTAGTTTTGTAGTAGTAGTTTGGGTTTGCCATATGCGAGAAGAAGAAGTAACTAGACAGGAAATCCTAGAATTACTAGGAATGGAACACTTCAATCAGGCAGAAGATGCTGTAATGAACTTAGGTAAGCATTTAGCAGATAAAGATTTTGAAGAATTACTCCAAATTCTGTCAGATTTCAGTGAAAATCACTAGACTTTTAGCGAAATAGAGTATATACTAATACCATAGCTAACTTTTGAGGTGTATTATGAGTATGCATATGGTAGGTCCTTGGTTATCAACCACAGGCAAACGGAAAGGTAAACCAAAATTTAGAAGTGCTGAGGAAGCACGAAAGGCAAGAGAGTTGGAAGCTAGCTGGAAAGAACTACAAAAACGATTAGGTGTTGAGAAAGAAGATCAACGTCGTAGTCGTGCTATGACTGCAAAGGTCTATGTTCCTCCCAAGACTACATATCGTGGTTCGGATAGTCCACGCATACCAAGTCTCAACAATGGTATAGACAGTGCTACAGCAGTTAAGGCAGCACAGAAAGTTTATACCGGCACCAAAATTAAGGGCATTGGCACAATGCATAAGAGCAACGCTGTTCCCATCTTTACAGATGACGAAGCTAAGGATATTGCTCATATGCGTCGATAAACTTAATCCCTAGCGTAAAGGAGAAAAGATGTTGATACGCATTATCAAGGTCCTACTTGTCATTGTAGGTTTAGCTCTAGTAGGGTGGATTGGCTACAAGGTAGTTCAATATAAGCTTAATGATAGTAAGGAAATTACAATTAAAATGAGCGCAGTTACAGCAGATGTTCGTAACCGCCAATTAGAATGCCTAGCCAAAAACATTTACTACGAAGCAGGCGGCGAACCATTTGAAGGTAAAGTAGCAGTTGCACAAGTTACCTTAAACAGAATGGATAGTGGATTATTTCCTAATGACCTATGTAAAGTTGTCTATCAAAAAAACTTAGTTTATGAAAAAGTTCTTTGCCAATTTAGCTGGTATTGCGAGAACCCTAATGCCAAAGCACCTAGACATACGGAAGCATACAAAGAAAGTGAAGTTGTTGCTAGACAGGTTTTACTTGAAGGATTTAGGTTGCCCAGCTTGGAAAATGCCTTATATTTCCACGCCAAACACGTAAAACCAAATTGGCCTCACCAGAAGGTTGCCCAGATTGGCGGGCACATCTTTTATAAAGCTAAGGAGTAATTATGAGTATAGAATCAATCAAAGATATTTTTAGTGTGGCCAAATTGGCAGATACACTAAGGGAAAACGTTGCTCATTTAAGTGCAGAAACATTAGGTTGGATTGCAGTAATTTTAATACATATGGCCACAATACCAACTTTAGTTGCAGTGCTGACTGGGCTTACAGAAAAGATGCCGCCAGTAGATTTAGTAGGATTAATTTGGTTAGGGTTGTTCTTTTTCTTTGTTCGGAGTGTAATCGCCAAAGATTTACTAAACATCATTACAATCGGGTTTGGCTTTTTTGTGCAGGCAATGTTATGTGCTTTAATTATTTTTAAATAACCAAAAGTAATTGACCTAGGTATAGAATGATGCTATACTTGTTTTGTCGTAATTAATCACACACAGAGGATATAATGACTAAATGGATTTTAATCTTGGCGTTGATTATTCTTGCGCCAACTTTTGTTATCAACTTGATGAGTAACGGAATTATGTTTGTTCATAACCAGGGTAAGGCCCTGGGAACTGAAGTAGTAAAAGAAGCTGCTAAAACTTATAACGAGGCACAAAAGTGAAAAGATTAATTCTTATCCCAATTATTGCTAGTTTGACTGCTTGCTCAGGTATGCAGACAGTAGAAGAACGTAAAACATACGCACAACCAGATTGGTACTCTAAATGTGTTCAAAGTGGCACTGAAGGTTGGTTTTGGTGGAGTAAAGATTATGTGTTCGCTTGTGGTGCTGGTGAAAGCGTTTATGCTCAGGCTGCTGAAGAGCAAATGTATGCCATTGCTATGAACAACTTTGCCAAACGTATTAATGGCAGAGTCAATAGTGAAACAGCTATTAAGTTTGACAATGACAAACGGAACACTCACACCCATATTGCCTATAAAGTGAGTGACACTACAGTAAGGCAACATGTTCAAAGTGAGCAAGGACGTTTTACTATGGCAGGTCGTCATTATACTTTTGTCAGACTCAAAATGCCCAAAGATGTATTTGATAGATTGATTGAAGAAAATCGTGTTAAATAAATTTAGACCAATGCAGTTTAATCCATTGTTCAGCCTTAGAAGTCCATATAAGGTAGGAAGATATAATTGGATTATGCGAGCAGATTGGTCTATAAACGGATACTTACATAAGGTGCATAGTCAACTTCATTATAAAAGTAGTCATGCACCTTATCCTGTCCGTAAGAAATGGAAAAAAATCACCGATATATTTGAAAAGAAACATCACAAAATTATATGAAAAAGTCTTTTATACTTTTAGCTGTAATTTTAGCAGGATGTAGCTCCTCTCCTAAACAAACAGCACAAGCTCCGTATTGTTATACTAATCAAGATATTAAAGTCCAAAATGGAGAGCGTGTTAGCAGTGAAACTAGACTACAATGTAGTGATAACCCTGTAGAACGAATGGCTATTCGTAATTATGGTATTAGCCCTCATTGCGGTGAATACAAATATCAAATGACCATCCAAGGACAAATAGTTACAAGGAGAGGATATGCTTGCCAGAAAATTGATGGGACTTATGAAATTGTCCCTCATCCTAGTATCCACCAGCGTTAATGCGCAGAGTTGGGAAAGTCCACATCATAACCCATTTGCTGGACAATTAAGTGGAACCGCTCTCTTTTTAGGTAAAATTTTTGAAACTAGAATGGACAGACATGATCAGGCTTATCATAGTCAAGCAGTTTATCACGCTCTCAACAATGCATTAGAAGGACAGGACGTAACTTGGTTTAATGATCGTGCAGGTAGTCAAGGACTAGTAAGAATTGTTTATACACACCCTAGTCCAGGTGGCTGGTGTCGTCGTGTGCATAGTTTTGTGTTTTTTAAAAATATTCAAAAAACCTACGAGGATACGGCCTGTTTTAATACACATACAAATACATGGACATGGATCTATAAATAAATTTGTATGAAATTAACCTTGGCTGATAAATTTATCGCCTGGCTTACTTTATTTTGCGGTTTGACGTTGAGTGCAGTAGCCATTTACTACTCTGTAGCAGGACTAGTAAGTATTTTTGCTGCTGCTGTTGTGCCTATTATAATTATGGGCACAGTATTAGAAGTAAGTAAGCTGGTCGCAACTGTTTGGCTTAAACAGAATTGGTTTATTGCTCCGAAAGCAATTAAAGCCTACTTACTTGCGGCCATATTCCTACTAATGTTTATAACAAGTATGGGGATCTTTGGATACCTAAGTAAAGCCCATATGGACCAAGGTCTAGTTAGTGGTGATGTTCAATCTAAGATCAGT